GGACTTGCATATAGCGAATGCTAATGCCGTGTTTATCGTGTTTTTTTAAAATGAGAAATTGGAATTTGTCGCTAAATTGACGTTTTGAAGTCGCTTTTAGCGGCTTTTTTTATGCCAGAATAAAATCAGAAGGAGGGATAACATATGTTTTCTGACGAAATTTTGGAAAAAATATTTATCAGGCAAGATGTTAGAAAAGTGCCCCTTACCTATCAGTCAATAATGGTGCATGCAGTAGAGGAAGTTTTGGAAAAGGAGGAGCTTGATGCAGATAAATCCTTACCAGCCGATGAGCGGATATAACACACCGATGTCGTATCAGCAATATGGCAATTACAATCCATATATCCAACAGCAAAGAGGGTATCAACAGCAGGAAATTCCTGTTCAACAGTACCAGCCAGTTCAACAGCAAATCGGCATAAACGGAAAGGTTATACAAACCGTAGAAAACATAACCGCAAACGACGTGCCAATGGATGGTTCTGTTGCTTTTTTCCCAAAAAGCGATCTGTCAGAAATATACACTAAAAAGTGGAATTCTGACGGAACAATTTGCACAGTTTTATTTAAGCCTATTTTAAATAATAAGTCAACAGAAACTGTCGAAAATTCTGAAATAAATTCGACAGAAAAATTGACTAAAACAGTCATGGAAAGGTTTGACGAGCTGGAAAAAAGAATCGATGATTTTATGAATAAATCAACACAGAAGCAGCAAGCAAATCGCTCCAAAAAGGAGGAGACAGAATGAACCTGATGCAGATGACACAGGCGATGAAAAACCCTCAACAGTTTTTGCAAAACATGATGGGAAACAACCAAATTATGAAAAATCCTATGGCGAAAAATACGCTTGAAATGGCTCAAAAAGGAGACTTCCGTGGTATAGAAAATATCGCTAAAAATTTATGTAAAGAAAAAGGAATAAACCCGGATGAAATGATGAATCAGATCAAAAAACAGATGGGAATGTAAAAGCATATTAGAGGATACGCGCGGCCTCTTTATGAATAAAATATCAGGAGGAAACAGTATGTTTAACTCAAATAACACGCCATTTACCATACCGGTAATGCCGGCCACAGGAAACTATGCAGATGGCACAGGCGCATGGGGCGGCGAATGGCTCTGGATTATTGTAGTGTTTGCCTTGCTTTTTGGCTGGGGCAATAATGGCTGGGGCGGCTTTGGTGGCAACGGAGGCGGTTATGCTGCAACAGCAGCTACACAGGCAGATATCCAGCGCGGTTTTGATAACCAGGCGGTAATATCCAAACTCGACGGTATCACAAATGGTCTCTGTGATGGATTTTACGCCGCAAATAACGCAATGCTTACAGGATTTAATGGGATCAATACAAACATTTTGCAGACAGGATACGGGATCCAGCAGGCTATAAATGCTGATACAGTAGCAAACATGCAGAACACCAATACATTGCAGGCACAGCTTGCAAACTGCTGCTGCGAAACTCGCGAAGCTATCCAGGGTGTAAATTACAACATGGCGCAGAATACATGCGCGCTGCAGAATACCATGAACAGCAATACAAGAGACATTATTGACAGCCAGAACGCGGGGACTAGGGCTATTCTCGATTATTTGTGTCAGGAAAAGATTTCTTCCCTGCAGGCGGAAAACAATGACCTTCGTCGGGCTGCTTCTCAGGATCGTCAGAGCGCTCTGCTCACAACTCAGATGGCTGCTCAGACACAGCAGATTATTAACGCTGTGAACCCGGCTCCTATTCCTGCATATCAGGTACCCAATCCGAATTTATATTGCGGATGCAATGCAGGCTGCGGATGTTGAAAACTGAATATTGCGTAACTTAACCAAATGGGTTATGTCTGCTAAAAAGCAGTATTACAACAAAAAGGGGCAGACTTAAAGGTTTGCCCTTGATTTTATTTATGGAGGTAAAAAATTTATGGCTGAATTTGTAACTGTGGCTACGCAGGAAGTGGCGCAGAATGGAAATGTGGTCTTTACGAATACGGCAGTTAAGCCCGGTAACTGCATTAAACATCGCGAAGGCTCCGGGATTATTACACTTCGCGGACTGACAAATCAGTGTCGTGCAAGATACTTTGTAAACTTCTCTGCAAATATTGCAGTGCCGGCAGGTGGAACAGCAGGAGAAGTCTCTCTTGCTGTTGCTATTAGCGGAGAACCGGTTCTTTCTTCCCAGATGCGATCTACTCCAGCAGCAGTGTCGCAGTACAATAACGTGTCTGCGGGAGTATATATAGACGTACCGGCAGGATGCTGTGTGAATATCGCGGTCAAGAATACCAGTACGCAGGCAATTGATGTAGCGAATGCAAACATTGTAGTTACAAGGGAGGCATGATCTATGGACGTAAGTAGAATGCACTGCATGATCGAAAAGCTTTCCGAATGTGCGAAAGCAGAATTTGACAAAGGAATTGAAAACATTGACACATGCGAAATGGGGCAGGTTACAGACATGCTTAAAGATCTCGCAGAAGCAATGTACTACAGAACCCTGACAAATAGCATGGAAGAATTTGAACCGAGCGACTTGCTGGATGTGGTAGAAAGGTACGGAGATCGAAGATTTTACGATGACTACAGATATAAAAACGGTAGATTTGCGCCGAAAGGCCGCGGGACAAGAAGAGGATACGAAGAGCCGCCATATTACCACCAGATGCCATCTGATTACAGGGAATGGGAAAACCTTCCAGAAAAAGAAAGGATGCGAGACCTCGATCTGATGAGGGGGCGGATGTACTTTTCGGAGCCGATTTCTGACGCAAAAGGCGAGACAAGGGACAGGAACGAAGGAAGATCCGGGTTATATCGGAAAGCATACATGGAAAGCAAGGAGTTGCACAAAGGCAATACCCAGCAGGATAAAGAGGCAAAGATAAAAGAACTTGAAAAATATATGAAAGAGCTGTCCGAGGACATGGCAGAGCTCGTTGCGGACATGTCACCGGAAGAGCGCACAATGACGAAGACGAAGCTTACAACGCTTGTTTCTAAGATGTGATGAAAAGGGGCTGTTTAGCCCCTTTCCTGCTTATAATTAGAATAAAAAGTAAACAGCCCAGCTTTGGGTATGAGCTGGACTGTAAACAATAGGGGGATGCTGTTTGAAACAAATTAAGTATAACACGGGCAAAAAATAATGCAAATGAAAATAAAAGAGCGCTGGAAATCCGGGGAGAAATCAGCGCTCTTACGCTATCTGAAATGACAGCACAATTATATTATCATAATATAGAGAAAAAGTAAATAATAAATAAAATATAATTTAACATATTTTTATACAAAACAAATATGCATACATGAAATATAAGAGGGTGACAAAATGTAACAAATACATATCAAAAATTTGTTTAAAATTATACATGTCCCCATGTACAAAATGTGGTATAATGCATATAAAAACAAAGCAAGGAGGGCAAGAATGAATGGGAAATATTACACGAAGGCTCGAGCAGAATGCAATGCAAGGTACAATGATAAATTTGAGGAAATAAAAGTTCGAGTCCCGGACGGCAAAAAGTCCAAATACAAAGAAGCTGCAAAGGCAGAAGAAAAGAGCCTAAACCAATTTATAATCGATTGCGTAGAAAAAGAAAGCAGGGTATGTAAAATGTACACAGTGGAAATGGTAAAATTATTGGGCGAGGTTTATTACGAACTTCTGGGTGTGATGAACAAGAAACACCATGATCCATATTGGCAAATTTCGGATCGCTATCCGATGAAGTGCCTGGTGATGATTCTTCCACGGGCAATGTCTATCGGAGTCCCAAACGAATTGAACGAAAAAATCGGGAAATTGATGAATATGATAAGCGGCACGGAAGAGATGGACGAGCTTATGACGAAGCAGATGCCGACGGAACTTGTGATGGCATACGAAATGGGTAAAAACGCAAGATATACGAAGCAAAAAGATAATGATAATAAAGCAGATAAGGAGAGCGTGAAATGAATGAAATAGTAAAGAACGCGTATGAAATCGCAAGGGAAACCGGCGATTTCGAAATTGATTATCTTCCGGAAGTTGAAGTTGGAGAAATTGTAGAACTGAATGACATCTGGGATGGAGAAGGAGAAGCACCGGATAATGAAGAGTCTGGTTCTTACGGATCATATTCGCACGAAATAACAAATGACCAATGGATCAACTACGAATTTGATATCGTAGAGAAGAAAGAGAATCCATTGGACACACTTGTGAAAATAACAAAAATTGAGTTGATATAAAGGGGAAATGATATGCTGGAAGCCATTGAAGATATAGGCGCTGAAAATCTGGAAGATATTGCGCTGAGAGCATATAAACCACGTCCCGGAATTTATATATTTGTTTCTCCGGACGGGAAAATAATAAGGGAAATCCGCAACGAAAGAAGAATCTATTTTAATACGAAGTATCGTATGATGGATTATTATTCATGGATTGTATCCATGCAGAAACCGGTAAAAAGCAAACTTATTTTTAGCAACAATTATTTAACATTTTTCTGCAGAAATGTGCAAAAATTGACCGATGCGGATATAGACGAATATTTTGAAAGACTGGAAACACCAGAAGATCATATGTTCTTTGCGGATGTTATAAAAAATAATATTCGCAAAATAAAGAAGGAAGATCAGGATATTGTAAAATTTTTTCTCATGAATTCTCCGGAACTTTATAGAGAACTCGGAATGAAAGACTGGAGAGAAAAGTCTATAAGTATGCCGCCTAGAATGTCAAGAAAAAAATGGTTGAAGGAAAAAGAACGAAAGGGTTATCCAATGGGATGCTCTTATAATGCGAAGAAGCCCGGTAATTTGAACCGGATATATCTCGTAAACGAAGAAGAAGGTTTACAGATAAAATTATTTTACGATATATTAAAGGGATTTTTTAACCGCGGGTGCAACGTCGCAATTGTCGGAAAAAACATGCTTATACCATTAAAGAACAAACAAGGAATTGATCGACGGATAAGGGGTGCAATGCTTATTGGATTTACAATGATAAAAGGGCAGATTGTAATAGTAGATATAGACAGGATAGCAAACTATGATCCAGTTTTAAGGTATAACAAAAACTGAAGTAGAAGAAGAACAAATGATAAGGAGAGCAGAAATACTCTCCTTAATTTTTTTGAAATAGCGGTTAGATGAGACCGGATAGAAAATGATGTTCTGCATTGCGCGCGCCAACTTGCTGGAGCGAAAATTCTCCACAAGTGGCGAAAGACATGTTTTCGTTCTAGAAAACGTATTTTACAGACTTACAATTTTTCGAGGAGGAATATGTATGAATTTTGAAATCAACGGAATTAACTGGACTGTAGTGTATGTAGATGCGGGGAATAGACTTCTGACGCGCTCAGACGGCTCTAGGAGCGTCGCTGTAACAGACGCAAATACAAAATGCGTATATGCATCGAATTTGCTTTATGGGGCATTTCTACGCAAAGTGTTATTGCACGAAGTATGCCATGCAACGATGTTTTCTTATGGCATCCATATACCGATCGAACAGGAAGAATTTCTTTGTGATTTTGTGGCAACGTATGGGGATAGCGTGTTTGATGTTGTGGATAATGTTCTGCTTTTCGCTAGGAAAGTGTCATAGAAAAACTTTTTTGAAATTAAAAGTCGCGTACTAATCAAATTTGAGTTTTTCGAAAAATCCGGTTTTGAAATTTTTCCGGAAAAACGCTCAAAAAAGATGTGTACCTGAAAATTCCCGTGAAAAAAATATGAAAATCCCCCCATCCAGCCGCGCCCCCATGCCGCCACGCCTGCGGCGGGTGGTCATGGAATCGGGGCAGAGTGGAGCAGCGGCGCCTGCGGCTAGCTGGCAAACAAGCGGAGACGCTCAGAAGCAACGCGAAAACGCGAAAAACAGAGCGCCGCGCATGCGTCAGGTCTTTTTAACGCGATTAACTCAATTTTAACTCAACTTAACTCAATTTTAACGCGTTAAAATTGGGCATAATATCCATGTAAAAAAAATGGTACGCAAACAAAACAGCTGCGCAATGCTGTATTTAGCAAAATTATAAAACGGGATCGTAAAAAATGCAACGACAAAAAGACGAGCTGCAAGCACGATTTTTATTTTTGGGCGCACTATGTAAAAGGCAGCCGGCCGGACTAGATCCAGCGACATATGTCCTCCCATATCCCGGACACAATAAAAGCCTTTTTGCAGATCTGCGCACAGTACGCCGCAACAGTGGTTTTTAATGTGGTTTACATAGTCCGCGCGCATTGATGCAATTTACCTATATATCTAGTTTTGGAATTTTATGCAATCTGTTATAAAAAATGGGTGGACTAGCCACCCAAAAAGAATAAATCAGTTGTAAATTGCATTGTATGCGCTTATATATTCCGGACGGCCTGCGCAAAATGAAAATTGATCTCTTTTTGCATCGTCCGGACTTTTGCCAGAACGCAGCGACGTATAAAATACGTCGATAAGCTCAGTTTTGCAAGCATTAAAACACTTTAACGCTTGCCAATCATCCAGGCCATAAACCCGGATGCAAAGTGTATAAAAATGGCTGTCGACGTACACGCCACGCATACGGCGGAAAGCGGAAACAACCATTTCAAATTCCGCGATATTTTCCACGATAATTTCCACAAATTCTGTACCGCAGGAAACCGCGCGCACGCGGTAACTTAAATTATACTTTTTGGCAATCCTCAAAATACTATTTTTCATTTTTTATTCCCTTTCTTTCCCTGATATCCGGGATTATAAAACCGCCGCCCGGTAACGATCCGGGCGCGCATCCTCTGCTGCGGCTGCCGTTTAATTTATCATCATAATATCTGTTATGATATTATCCTTGTTTGTGGCAATGTAAAAAATAACGCCACCACGGAAACCGTTATCTATATAAGCAGCGGTATTATAACCGGGGAAATCGTGGTTTTCGGTTACGATAACATAACTTTTCCCGCGCTCCTGGTAATCCTCAAAAGCGCAAATAACGTTGTCGGCGTCAAATTCGGATCCTACCAGATCCAACAAATTTTTTAAAACCTTTCTTTTTGTCATTTCAAAATCCTCCTTTTTGTTTTTATTTTAGGTAAAAGCAAGCCGGGGAATTGAACCCCGGAACGCGCCGCCCGCGCTTACTGTTTTTGTTAGATTTGCTGATAAATAAGGTTGCTTGCATGGTAAAGAGCGCGCGCCTGAGTATCTAGCCACTGCTCTCTGCTGTTTGGCTTGCGCTCACCGTTCCGGGATCTTATGAGTTCAGACGGTGAGCAAAGTCTCCGGGCAATGTCCTGATTATAAATCAAGGAGCAGCCGCCCCAGCTATAATCATCCCATGATTCCGCACCACTTAAAAGGAGTTTTTCCAGATCACGGCGGCAATCGGGTATATCGTCATCATCAAGATTTTCTACAAGTTCCACGGCGTATTCTTTCACGCCCCGTTCCCATACGCTTCTTGTCTTCGTGCTTTCAATCGCGGCCAATAATTCTTTTTTCTTCATTTCTTTTTCCTTTTACCTGTGATATAATACAGGCACCTTTCTTTTTTTGATTGGTGCCGTCCGGCTGTCTGTGGTAGGATTCCGGGCGGCTTTTTGTTTTCTCTTTACAGTTATTATAATAAACCAAAAACGGTTTAAAATCAATATGTAAAATAAACTTTTTTAGGATTATTTTTTAAATTGACAAAAAAACAAAAGAAAGCTACTATATATATAGTCTATTAAATAGGAGGGAAAGAAATGTTAATTTATAAAATTAATGTACTGGAGACGTTAAAAGAAAGCGGATATAACAGCACAAGGATATTAAAGGAGGGGCTTATAAGCCAGTCCGCAATGCAAAAAATTAGGAAAAATGAAATGGTCGGGATAAAAACAATAGAAAAGCTGTGTGAACTGCTAGATATGCAGCCGGGGAACATAATAAAATATGTAGAATAAAATAATTTAAAAAAGGTTTAAAAAGCTATTGACATTAAATCTTTTTTGATTTATGATGACAGTATCAAAAGGAAAGTAAAAAAAGGAGGACGCAAAATGAAAAAAGAAAAATTATACAAGGAATCGGAAACATTTTCGATCTATCGGAATTATGGCGTTCTGGGGGCAGAAAAAAGAAATGTGTATACATACTGGGACAATCACCCGTTCGGTGATTGCGCTGATGAGATGAATGTGAGGCTTCCGGAAAACAACTACTTCGAAATATACACAACCATTTCAGGCGGTTTAGCTGTAAGTTCCGCTTGGGGCTGGCGTTATGATATTGACGATGTCCTTGAAGGGGACAAGGGGTCTTGTTTTTATGCTCTTGACAAGGACGGAAACGGACATCGGGTCTATTTGGACGCGATGTAGTCCAGAATTGGAACCGTCGACCGCGAATATGGAATAGCTGGGGTGTAAAACCCTGGCTATTTTTATTTATCATTAGACAAAATATTTTTTCCGTGTTATAGATATACATAACCGGTCTATAAGGATCCGGTATATAATACAAAAGATATTAAATGCATCCAGATAAAACAGTTAAATTTTAATCCTGTAAAGTCTGGATGTATTTTTTATATGGTTTATATAGATTGGAGGTGTACAGATCCATGACGGATAAAATTATATATGCAGATATACAAACTATAAACTCTGTAGAGGATATAGAACCAATAGTAAAAGATATTATTGTACAATACTGCAGTAAATACGGCTTTGATGAGTACAGTATACCTCACACAGTATGGATGGATGTATTAACAGAGATATATCTTGACCTGTTTAAACCATGTAAAAAATTACTTAAAAAAGATAGCTTAATCCATAATGAGTACGATTTAAACAAAGTAGAGTATGTATATAATTATATATATAAGAGGATATGTAATAACCACAGTAAAATAGTATCTATAGGCGGTTTTTGCGAGATGACCGGGATAGATCCGTATACGGTAAGACTGTGGGAGAGTAACAGACTAAGCACGCAGCGCTCTCTTTTGGGACAAAAAATAGATCAAGATGAAGAAAACAGCCTGCTGGGCGCAATGATGGACAACAAAGGGAGCCCGGTGCCGTACCTTGCACGGCTCAACAAAAAGTTTGAGTACAATATGCCCGGTGTAAGAGCAGCGGCGCAGGAAAAACAGTTGTTATCTGCGGATGATCTGCCCGTTTTAAATGCCCCAAAGCAAACAGAGTTGTCTGATAACTTGCTACAAAATAGTTTACATAACGATGCTTAAATTGTGTGTAATTTGACACAATTTAAAAGCCTGTATTTATGCGGGTTTCAGGACATCAACTATTCACTAAACATTAATTTAACGCATAGTTGAAACGAATTGTAGAAAATGAGCGGGAAATTGAAACAATTTAGAATTGAGTCAAGATGGGATCCGGTACGCTGAGAGCTGCGAGACCGGGACCTAATGACCAGACGGGGGAGGGGGTCGCACGGGGCACCAGGCGCCGGCCGACTAAGCCCCCAAAATATCCCCAAAAACAAAAAGCCCTACTGGCAACACAAATACATACTACACAAACGATGAAACAATAGCAACAAAAAAATTAAAGACGGAGAAAGGCAGCTACCGGTTGTGCTGCGGCGGTCTGTAAAACCGTTCCCATCGGGGTAAACACTGTAGGTTCAACTCCTACTTCTCCGACGCTGCTGAGAATATCGCTGACTGTCTGACAGTTGGTTTAGTGTTCCGGTAGGCAAAGCAGGTGGCCGTATTATAAACACAGCGAATGGAAGTTATCGGCATCAAATCAGGAACTTTTCGCACTGAGCCTGCAAAATATTGACCAGATTTCCGGTTATGGCAAACCGGGTGAAACATGTCAAACGTGTTTCTAACAGCAAATAAGATTATGAGTTCAATTCTCATATGGATATGTAATTCCGAATATTATTTTCTGGGATGTTGATAGCAGACACGATACATTTCATGCAGATCATAGCCGCAAAGAAGTGCAGCTTGACAGTGGGCAGTCTGCCACGGCATTTAAGCAGATTCTGCAGAATCTTGGATATAACCCAGTTGAAGCTATGGAAAACACGATAAACTCTGAAAGATATGACTGCATAAGAGTGGAGGAAACGAAATAAATGTTTACAGATATCGCGGTTATGTATATTTTGTGGAGAATAGGGGCTTCGCCTTATTTAAGCCTTATGGTTATCATTTCCATGTTCCTGAAAGTGATGATATTCTTCGCTGGAGCGATTGCAAAAAAGACGGAGGAATATGACGAAATGGAGGATGGAAGCAATGACATTTAACGAGTACCAAAAAGAAGCAATGAGAACGGCGAGCGGTGTGTGCGCGGCTACTTCGGAAAACCTCATTCTCAACGGAGTAACGGGACTGAACGGAGAGGCCGGCGAAGCAATAGACATGGTGAAAAAGGCTACGTTCCAGGGACATGACCTCGATTACCTCCATCTTGCAAAGGAACTTGGCGATATTTTATGGTATATTGCGGTTACTGCGCAGGGAATTGGATACGATCTTGAAACAATAATGCAGATGAACGTCGAAAAACTACGCTCCAGGTATCCGGATGGGTTTGAAGCCGAAAAATCCATGCATCGAAAAGATGGTGATATCTAATGGAGATTTGCGGAAAGAAAATCAACGATGAATGCCAGTACTGCGGCAAGGTGCTTGAGTGCGAATTATTTAAAGACGGTCACGGTATCCGAAGAGAACGAATGAGAGTGTCCGAAATGGTGTGCTGCCAGCTGATACATCAGGAGGAAAGAGAACGTGGAAAAACCAATTGACAATGTAAACCACCCAAAACATTATACAAACCGAAAACATGAATGCATTGACGAAATGATTGCGATGTTCGGAAGAGAAGCTGTAATTGCCTTCTGCAAATGTAACGCATGGAAATACCGATACCGTGCTGGAAGTAAGGGGAACTACGAAGAAGATATGGAAAAATCCGATTGGTACGTCAACAAAGCGATGCAGCTATTAGGTGAAGAATGAAAGAGAAAGTCTTTACACCGGATCAATACCGGCATTCTTCTTCGGGATTAAATCCCGATACGTTTTCATTCCCATTGTATGTCTACTCCACCTGCTAGCAAGAGCTGACAAAAGGGCGAGTCAAATCGCCCGGCAGGTATTGTTCGAGCATCTTCCCACTATGCTTGAGCGGCGGTATGTTTTGGACTAAGAATCGCATTTCTTACACGGTTCGATTCCGTGATACCGCAGAGGTTCGGTAGCTCCGAACTAGTGTGTTGATGGCGGATATCCACACGAAATAAAAAATGCGGTCAAGAATTACTCCCCGATTACCTTCTCCTCCGTTTGTTTAGGCGCGTAACCTTGACCGAAACGCACAAAGGCACTTAGCTCAGCTGGAAGAGCATCCGTCTTATACGCGGCTTGTCCTGGGTTCGAGCCCCAGAGTGCCCATTAAAAATGAATTCGAAACCGACAGTGTGTAGACGCTGCCGCTAACCTAGAAAAATTATAGGCAGGAGTTTAAAACACTTCTGCTTTTGAAAGTAGAGGTGTTTTTTTGTCTGAAAAATTGCAAAAAGCGCTAGAAAGCTACGAAAACTATATCAGGAATTATGGAATAACACTTGAAGTAATAAACGCTTATTCCGAGGCGGCGAGTATCGCAATCAATTCCGAAAAGAATGTTCCGCTTGGGTTAAAAATTACAAGGCGAGCAAAAGAAATTGCAGAAAAATACATACTTGAAAAGACAAACGGGACTGTGTGGGAGCTGGAAAAATATTCCTTTGAGAACGGAAATCCGTTCGACGTTTTGGAACTGTATTACGGGATATTGCTTCTGGAAGCGCAAAATAAGGTCGTAGACAGTTTTTTCCGGTATATCGAGAAAAATAGATTACCTAAAGATAGGTTCTATATGCCACGCAGGAAACAGCTTAAAAAAATAGGTCTTGTGGATGCGCTGCAGGGAATGATTGATGATGAGTACGATATTTTATGCATAAGTTTGCCACCCGGAACCGGAAAAACGAGTTGCGAAAAATTTTTTGCAGCTGGCTTAATCGGGTGGTATCCGAAAGACTTTAATCTTTTTTATTCCCACAGCGGAGACATCACAAGAATGTTCTATGACGGCGTGCTTGATATTGTAACCAATGCGGACGAGTATACATGGGGGGAAATATTCCCGTCTCTTAGGGTTACAAGAACAGACGCAAAAATGGAACAGTTCAACATCGGGAAATACAAACCATTTCCGTCCATTCAATGCACGTCTGTTGGAAGCAAAAATGCAGGTAAAGTAAGAGCATCGAAGTTTTTACTTGTTGACGACATGATCGGCGGAATTGAAGAAGCGATGAACCCTGTAATACTAGACAAGCTTTGGAGCAAATACTCAGTAGATGCAAGACAAAGAAAAATACAGGATACGGACGGACGTAATTGCAAGGAAATACATATTGCTACAAGGTGGAGCGTGCATGACGTTATAGGACGGTTGCAAAACATGTACGAAGGCAATGACCGCGTAAAGGTAATTGCAGTTCCTGATGTCGATCCGGTAACAGGAGAAAGTAATTTTGATTATGAATTTTCCGGTTTTACAAAAGAGTTTTTCGAAGATCAGCAGCTCTTAATGGATGATGTATCTTACAGATGCTTATACAAACAGGAGCCGATTGAGCGAGAAGGTCTTGTATTTCCTGACGATAAAGTCAGAAGGTATTTGAATCTACCACATGGAGAACCGGAAATTATAACGGCACAGTGCGACACGAAAGGAAAGGGCACAGACTTTTTTGTAATGCCGGTATTGCAAAAATACGGAGAAGATTATTACTGTGTTGACTGCGTTTGTGATAATACAGCGGATTACGAGATACAGTACGAGAATGCTGCAAATATGCTTTTTAACAACAAAGTCCAGGAATGCGAGTTTGAACGTAATGCAGGCGGAGACAGAGTCGCTATGGAAGTGAATAAGCGTGTTGAAGGAATGGGGTGGGTTTGCAATATAACCGATACTCCAACCGAAACCAATAAAGAGGCTAGAATATTCCAATGTTCAAACTGGATTCTGCAGCACATCGTGTTCAAAGACAAAAGCATGTACTCACCGAAAGAACCATACGGAATAATGATGTCGTTACTGGAGAGGTATTCTGTGTCTGGTAAAAAGCAATTGGATGACGTGCCAGATGTATTTTCAAACTTTGCATTAAGAGTAACAAAAGGAGAAAGAGTCGCAAGAGTAGAAGCTGTAAGAAATCCGTTTAGGAGGTATTGATATATGCAAGCAAAAGAATATCTCGGTCAGGTAAGCAGAATTAACAGAATGATAAAAAATAAGGTTTCTGAGATTGCACAGCTGAAAGAGATTGCGATAAATATTTCTGCGATAGATACAGAAGAGAGGGTGCAAACTTCTCCGGACTTTGACAAAATAGGAAAAATGTTTGTCAGAATTGACGAAGAAGAAGATAAACTTAACAGCTTGATATTTGAATATATTGAGTTAAAGAATAAAATTATATCGCAGATTGAAGGAATTAAAGAAGAGACCTTCTATTGCGTATTGTTTTCTAGGTATGTCGAAAACAAAACATTTGAAAAAATAGCAATTGATATGCAATATTCATTCCGCCAGATAACGAGACTACACGGGAAAGCGTTATTGGCATTTGATAAAATGTATGGGGAAGAATATAAAAACATGTCCTAGAATGTCCTAATGTGAAAGTGCTATTATGTAAAATGAAAAGAAACAGTTAAGAGAAGCGTTGCGGATGCAGCGCTTTTTTTATTTCGGAGATTAAGGTTATGCATTCACAATTTGTTTATTGCCCGAAATGCAAAAGAAGAGTTGCACGATACGACGGAAAATCAAAGATAAATATAATTGTGGAATGCAGGAAATGCAGGCGGCTTGTACTATTTCACGTAGACACCGGAATTACTGAGAATAAGCGTGTCCCAAAAAGAAATACAAGTTCTGGTACAACGATTTGGTAGGTGTTTAAATATGAACAGAATCGGATTTAACGATTTAGTGAACGGGGATTTTGGAAGAAAAATAGCATACACGGATGCAACAGAAATAAATTCACGAAATGTCGTTAGCATAATCGGAAATTGCATCGGATGTTTTTACAAAAACAAGCCTGCCATAAAATATCTCTGGAAGTATTACAAAGGAGACCAGCCGGTTCTTTACAGAACTAAAATATCAAACGAGGATATTATAAACAAAGTTGTTGAAAATCACGCATATGAAATTGTTCAGTTCAAGGTTGGCCAGACATACGGAGAACCGATACAGTTTATAAGCAGAAAAGACGATGAAAAAATAAATAAAGCGGTTGACGATCTGAACGACTTTATGGCAGATGCAAACAAGCAGGAAAAAGACGTAAAAGCGGGCGAGTGGCAGTCTGCAACCGGAACTTCATTCAAAGCGATTCAGCCGAAAAGCGGAGACGTACCATTCCGTATCGTAGCACCTAATCCTTTAAATACTTTTGTGATATACAGCAAAAGCACAGAGGAACCCATGCTCGCTGTCCAGGAATTAAAAGACGAAAATGGGAAATATTACAAGATGGCGTTTTCCGATACGATGTCTTTTAAAGTAGTTGACAGCACAGTTGTAGAATCAAAGCTTCACACATACGGAGAAATACCGATTGTCGAATATCCAAACAATCACGAGAGGATATCGGACATAGAACTTGTTGTGTCTATTCTTGATGCGGTAAATACGATGCAGTCAAACCGTATGGACGGCGTTGAGCAGTTTATACAGTCGTTTGTAAAATTCGTAAACTGCGAAATAGACGCGGAACAGTTCGAAAAAATGAAAATGGAACATGCATTTGTAGTGAAGTCCATAAATAAGGATTTTAAGTCGGATGTAGACCTGATTACTCAAGAGCTTAATCAGACGCAATGCCAGGTTGCGAAAGACGACCTGTGGGATAATGCACTTTCCATCTTGGCAATACCAACAAAGCAGAGCAACACTGGCGGCGACACGCAGGGGGCGGTTCAGCTTCGCAACGGCTGGGACTTCTCGAAAACAAGAGCAAAATTAAAAGATCCAATTGTAAAAACAGCAGAAAAGAGATTAGCGGTTGTTGCGTTAAATGTACTCAGGATGGCAGGAATTGACCTGAAACTTTCCGTTAGGGATTTTGATGTGCAAATTAACCACAGCCCACAGGACAACATGTATACGAAGTCGCAGACACTCTACCAGCTGTTACAGTCTGGTATTCATCCACTTGTCGCGATTAAAACAGTCGGACTTTGGGGGGATTCCGAAAAAACATTCCTTTTATCGAAACCGTATATTGATAATTTGTGGAAGACGATTTACGACGTAGCGGAAAAAGTCGATACAAAAAGCGTAAATAACGATCATAGAAAGGAGCCAGATAATGAAGTATGAAAACAATGTCGTTCAGGACGGCGTTACGTATATGGCTGGTGAAGACGTCCCCGACATGGGAAGCATCATATGCATAAAATTTTCCGGCAATATCAGGGATTACGAGGGGCTGCAAAAGGACTTGTCGAAACTTCCCACATATGTTGCAACAGGAAGCTCCTGCCTAATGATTGACACAGGAAAGTTTTATAAGTTCGAGAAAACGACAAAAACTTGGTATGAACTATAGGAGCGATGCCGGAGAATGGAAGCAAACGAAGTATATGCAATACTAAAAAATCTAATAAAGAAGAATTCTGGGGCAACCGACGAACAGATTAAGCAGGCCGTGGAAGAATATCTTATTAAAAATCCCGTATCTGTAGAAACTGATAAGACCTTGTCAAAAAATGGAGTTCCGGCGGATTCAAAAGCCACAGGGGATGCGATAAAGAAAGCAGAAGAAAAGGTAAGCAGCACCATTGACGAAAGAATCATGGACGCATTTTTCGGATCGATGAGAAACGGAAAAGTTTACCAGACGGAGCTGTATTTAACAGAGACAAACCCAACATCGGACGGTGTAAAAACGCTTGCCAACAAAGACAAGGTGTGTGAACCTTCAACTGATACTTTAGAAGGTCGAGACGACTATGAGGGTATCGGTATTTTTAACTGGTACAACTGCAATTACGTCACGGATGACTACGGGCGCAAGATCCCTACAGCAATTGAGGGATGGGGAAACGGATACAAAAACGACGGCACTGTTGACGTAGGAGTTATCGCAATGACTCCGTACTGGTCGGTTATTGAGAAAGATGGGAAGCATATCTGGACGTTATCGGACACGCAAAACGATTACTATGGGCTGATCCCATGGGAAACGGCGAGAAAAGAAGATGGAACTTACGCGTCCTATGTAATCCACAGCAAATACGTAAGCGGTATTGGAGCGGATGGTCTACTAAGATCATTCAAAAACTCAAAACCAGCAAGAAACCAGCGCTACAACAACATGATAGACAACTACCAAAAAAAAGGAAAAGGTTGCTGGGGAGCTGGAAAAGAAAGAGACATGTACGTTATTTTGTACAACGTAATCAAGTACGCCACAAAAAACGAACAGAAAACCTTCAAGGGAACAACGAACTACAATTTCCAGATTACGGCGTCGATAGAAAGAAGCACAAAAGAAACTTACTTCCCGGTTGCAAACAATCAGGCGGCGCAAATCATTGTTGGAGGTTACGCCTCCGTTGGATACGGAGCTAAAAACACAGATAACACGGTAACTAACGACAGGAGATACGCGACGATCCACCAGTATGCTGACGATGTTAAAGTGATGAGGATCGAAGATCTGGACGAAAACAACAAAGCTGTGTATCTGGACGTGGAGGATGGATTTACCACAATCCCCGTTACGTTGAGTGACGACGTAAATGCGCAGATAATTTTAACGTCGATGCACTGGCGGAGCGGCACGACAGACAAAGTAATCGGGAAACACGATGGATCAATGACATCCAACACGGATGGCAAGCATCCGTTTAGGGTAATGGGTCTGGAATGCTCGGTTGGCGGTTATGTCGTATACGCAGACTCGGTTATGATATTTAAAGAGGACTACAGCAAAGATGTATATATTGCGCCGAGAGGGGTTAAACATGTAAAAGACGAAGCGACGATCAAGAGCACCTACAAACCAATCGGCAATATCCCCGGAAACGAGGGAAATGATTTTTGGATTGGCGACATCGGCGTTGATGTGGAAACGTGCTCATGGTTTGCAAAGACCGTCGGAGCAAGCGATTCGCAAGGCTGGGGCGACAGATGCTCCGCTGGTGGCAAAAGCACATCTGGAACCAGAGAGGATCCTGGGCGCGGTTTTCTCGGGCTTGGGTCGGATGCCGGCTCTGTGTTCGTGTCTTGCTGGGCCGGGCTCGGCGGAGCGTACTGGGCGGACTGGCGCTCCCTCGGCTGCGATTAAAATTAGGTCGTCGGGGGGTGAATTTCCAAAGGAAAGAGGGGATCGCCCCTGATACGACCGGAACAATTAAAAGGACTTACGGCGCGCGCGGTAATCTCAGGAATGGGTCGAATGCTGGCTCTGTGTACGTGAATTGCAGGAACAGGCTCGACAGGGCGAACTGGAACTACCTCGGCTGAAATTGTTAATTTACAAACAAAAAATATTTGCGTCGTATTTCGCACTCGTAAAGAGTGTAGCCAAAAGGCTCTTGGGCAGATGCCCGAAATACTTTTTATAGACCTACTAAAACTTTCGCAAAGGAAGGAGTAAGGATAGGCAGGGAACGCCTGCTTGTCGGGGTTAGTAGTAAAAACCGAAAGCCCTTATAAAGACAATCGAAAAATGAAAACGTATTGTAAAAAGGTCGATATCACCGATAGAAATCTGATACAAAGAGCGGTGTATAAATGTCTCAAGAAGAAATACAAAAGAAACGATGTGCACAGGATGTTTGCAGAGTACACTGGACTTCCGGCAGATTTTATACGGAGAGTGCTGAACGAATTTGGTATAAAGGGACTGGAACCACTAGTAGAAATGGTAATCGACGGTGTACGTGAAGAAATTATCCAAAATAACATAAAATTTAAACCGATATGGTACAAGAATAAAATTGACGCGTCCAGTCAAAAGGTGCGGAGAATCGGAATTCAAAACATCAAACAGCAGATATATGACTATATCGCCGTAGAAGCTATGGGAGACATCCTGAAAAGAATTGGAGAATACCAATGCGCGGCGTTGAAAGGAAGAGGTCAATCATACGGGATTAAAGCGATAAAACGCTGGATGCGAAACAAGAATATCAGATACGCAGGACAATGCGACATAAAAAAGTGCTATCCGTCAATAGACAGGAATAAGCTGTTGGAATTTTTGGAGAAACGCATTAAAAACAAGCCGCTACTTGGCTTGATAAGGCGCCTGGTAATGACGTTTGACACAGGCCTGAGCATCGGATCGTATTTGAGCCAATATCTTTGCAACCTATTTTTATCTCAGGTATATCACACAGTAGCCGAAAAAATGTACCGTGTAAGAAAGAAAAGAAATGGAACGAAGAAGCGGATTAACCTTGTGAAGCACCAGCTGTTTTTCATGGACGATATGCTGATTCTTGGCACGAATGCAAGTGATATCCATAAAGCAATGGATATGATAATGCAAAAGGCTAAAGAAATGGGTCTGGAAATCAAAGACAGCTGGTCGGTTTTTACAACAGTTAGCAAGAGAAAAGATGACGGACACTTTATCGACATCATGGGAGTGCGCATATACAGGCAACACACTACGATCAGGCGGCGCGTATTCCTACGCGTTCGTAGGGCGTACAAAAATGCGCTTGCACGTATAAAGCAAAGTAAGAATGTGCCGCTGTGGCTTGCAAGAAAGTGCATGTCGTACAAAGGAATCCTAGACAACACAGAAAGCCATAACATCAAAAAGAAATATAATACAAATAAAACAATACGCATTTGCAAAGGAGTGATATCGCATGAAAGCAAGGTTCGATTCAGAGCAGCCTAGCGTCAGGTGCGTTTCCGATTCTGGGAAAATATATATATTTATTGCCATAAACGGGAAATGGATAGAAACAGTGTATGATGAAACACAAGATCCACAGACGGCGTGGGAATGCGACTACAGAGAAATCGTAACAAGCGAGGGTAGAATAGACATTGAGAAGGTGAAGGAAAACCCGAGCAAGTACCTGGATTGGGTGGATCAGGAAGAAAGGAGCGCGGAAGAAAAAATTGCAGAACTACAGGAACAAAACAAAATGCTGACACAGTGCTTAATGGAAATGTCGGAGATTGTATATGCTTAAATGCTTAGAAAGGATGGTAATTATGATGGCTATGTTATGGGCGCAGGAAATTATGTCTCAGGAGACAATTGAAGAAGCAAAGAAAATGTATCAGAGATGCCCAAGGCTGTTAAAGGAAAAGGTTAAGGCTATTCTGATAAACAGCGGGTTTGAAGAGATTACAGAATAAAGAAAATGGCGGGAATACGATTAAAAAATGACGAATTAAACGTCATTTCATATGATAAGTATTTCGGAGAAATGGACATTTCGGAAGAAGAAAAGGAAAAGCGCAAACAGCTTGCAAAAGAGCTGGAAGATGTTTTTTTTATTATGTTTTATCTTCTTACAGATTCAGACATCGAAAGCGTATACAAATATATTCAGGAAAAGTATTGCGAAATCTGCAGAAAATACATTTCTTCGAAAGAAACGCCAACGTACATTGTTACGTATTCCGCTTATATTACAAAGCAGATCATTGATTCTGTAAAAAAAAATTTTGTTTATAACGCGGATACATGCAGATTGAAATCCATGAATATTGCAGCGAATGAAGCAAACGTAATTGGAAATTACATAAATCAAAAGGACGCAATACGTCATGGGTTTAAGTACAAAGTTTGGAAGACCAAAGAGGACAAAAAAGTCCGACATACACATGTAAAAGTGGACGGAAAAAAGATTGGAATATTCGATTCTTTTAAGGTTGGAAATTCTGAAATGATGTTTCCGAAAGATTATTCACTTGGGGCGCACCCAGAGGAAATAGTAAACTGCCGGTGCGTAGTTAAATATGAAAGAAGTTAAAGCTGCCAATATGGCGGCTTTTCTTTTTTATAAGCAGCTATGCGGTAAATAGCAAATAAAAACTTTGCAGGAACGACCTGCGGAAACAAAAATGTGAGTTATTGGAGGTTATTTTTTATGACAAGAGAACAGGTAATTAAGCTTTTCCCGGATGCGACAGACGATCAGATTACAGCACTTTTAAACCAGAACAATTCCGAGGTAGCAAGAGAAAAGGAGAAAGCTTCTGGCTATAAAGAAAAAGCGAGCAAGGCAGATGAGCTGCAAAAAAAAATCGACGAGCTTGAATCTGGAAATCTTTCCGAGATTGAAAAAGCAAGCAAAGCCTTGGAAGAAGCGAATAAGCAGATTGCTGTTTTACAGAAAAACAATGCAATCAGAGATCAGAGAGAATCTGCTATGACGAATTTTAAAATTACGGCAGAGCAGGCAAAGACGGTAGTGAAAGACGACGGAAGTCTTGATTATTCTGAACTCGGGAAAATTATCTCCGAAAAAGAAACTGCGTCTGCGCAAGCAAAGGAACAGGAAATCGCAAAAAGCGCAGCTGTTCCGAATGGTGGGCCAGCAGGCGGAAATAAAGAAAAAACAGCCGATGTTGAGAATGCAGAACTGATCTCCTTCGGAAATCAGGCGGCATCAGCAGAAGCACAGAATCATTATGTGATTTAAGGAGGTTAAAATGGGCAAACCAATCGAAAGGGATTTCACCCAGAAAAGGGGTATTTTAAAATTTTTCCCATATGAAGGGGCGGCGTGCATCGTTCCGCAGACGATGGCATCAAGTCCGGATGGAAATGGTAATAAGATCGTAAAGGCGGGTACACCATTCCCTAGCAACGACAATAAATGCGTTGGATATCTGCTGGAGGACGTGGATGTAACGATGGGAGATGCTCCCGGCACTTATGTTTATCAGGGATCTATCGACAACAAAAAACTGACTGAAAATGGAGTAACTGTTGAGGCAACAGCAAAGGCTGCAACCCCGAGAGTTACTTTTTTTGATTAAAAAAACAGGAGGAAATTAAGGATGGCATTACCTTTATCCGAAGCATTTACAGCCAGAAGCCTTGGCGTAATGTGGAATAATTACGAAAAAACACTTGGCTCCGCACCGTATCTCGGGAGACAGAAATTCGGCACAAGAAAACAGGATTCTCTGGAGCTGAGATTCATTAAGGGGAAAAGTGGACTTCCTGTATCCTTGAAAGCATCTAACTTTGATGCGCAGGCAGAACTGAGAGATGTTGGCGGGTTCTCCGACATCCAGAACGAAATGCCTTTTTACCGCGAATCCTATATGGTAACAGAAAAAGAAGAGCAGGAGTATGACAATTACAGAAGCGCAGAGAATACCAATCTTGCAAATCAGGTACTCCGTGAGATCAGCAAGAAGCCAATGATGCTTATCGAAGGCGCAATGGTTGTGCCGGAACGACAGATTTGGAATCTGTTGGCACCGTCGGACGGTGTACCGAAAATTCCTGTAACAATCGGGAGTAAGAGTTATACAGTAGAGTATACAAGCGACGGCGGAACAGCACATAAAGCAGATCACTTCGTGGATATTTCCGGCAGTGATACAGATAAATGGTCTGAAGCGGCAACTGCGACACCGTTAGATGACCTGATCGAAGAAAGAAGAACGTTTGCAAAGAAAACCGGTTATTCATTGACACGATTCACGATGAACACGGAAACCTGGGAAATGGTTCTGAAGGCAGAAGATACAAAGAAACAGGTTCTTGGCATTACTGCTTATAACGGTGGAATCAGGCTGCAGCAGGCGCAGGTAACGGAATATCTGCGTGGATACGGAATTGAAATCGAGGTTTACGACAAGCTTTATGTAGACCCTGCAGATGGGAAGACAAAGTATTTTGTACCAACCGGTATTATTTCCGCACAGTCTGGCGGCGTTTACCTGGGAGATTATGTATTCGGAAAGACTCCGGAAGAAAGAAGCGGAAGTATTACAGACGGCAATCTGTCTATCGTAGAAACTGGTATTTCTGTATACACATATGCAACCAATCATCCGATCAATACGCATTGCATAGTGTCAATGATCGGTCTCCCTACCTTTGAAGGAATGGACAGCGTTGTGGTTATGAAAGTCGCTTAGGAGGCTTAAATGATTGCTGAATACACAGTAAAGCGAAACGGAAAATGGTACAAAGCAGGTGAGTTTATTCCGGAAGCGGAAGTGTCTGCCTCTGGAATAAATCCAGAAAAATTCCGGAAAACAAAAACAGAAATAAACATGATGAAAGTCGACGATCTTAGAGCGCTCGCGAAGAAGTATGGAATTGAAAACGCAGATTCCATGACAGGAAGCGCGATAAAGGAACATTTTGTGAAGATTTTCGATTTGTAGGAGGGTTTTATGGCTTACTCAATATTGGAACAGGTAAAAATACGATTAAAGCAATTCCATATTGAAAGCGCAGAAAATTCTGACACAGTCGTGTTCGACAGCAAGGAGGACAACCCACTTCTTGAGCAGCTTATCGATCAGGTAAAACAGGAAATTGTTTCAAGGAAAATGTATCCAGATAGCTATACAGAAGAAAAAATAGAAATGGATATGAAAAAGTACGAAGGAAATATTGTGAATCTGGTTGTTTACGACCGTTCTCAGGCAGGAGAGTCATACATGGCATCTTATTCGGAGAATGGCGTAAGTAGGAGCTGGAAAGACAGAGAGGAGTTGTTTGCTGGTATTTATCCGTTTGTAAAAATCTTGTAATACATAGAAGATTGTGCGTTGCATTATGGCAGCAGGCCGCACACATTGAGAGGTGGAGGGTAGTGTGCGAAATAAACATTATAAGGCGGTAAAAATGACGATAGCAAACATCATAAGCCTTGTTGCACTTTCTTTCTCGATTGTATTTAGCGTTTGTTCTATGATTTTTTCTATTCGTGGGGACAAACGAACAGACACAAAAGATATCGAAAGCAGAGCAAGGGAGAATGCAGAGTTAAATTGCAAACTCGATATCATAAGCAAGAACACGGCAGATATTAAATATGATATCTCAGCCGTAAAAAAAGACGTGCAGGCACACGGCGAAAAAATCGTAGAGCTTGACGCGTCTGTAAAATCGGCGCATCACCGCATAGATGGTATCGAAACACGATTAAATAACAAGGAGGCAACACCATGAGCGAATACGGTATGAAGTGGATGAAGGCGGCTGCAGTGCGAGCTGTTAAAACATGCGCACAGACAGCAGTTGCTACAATCGGAACGGCGGCGGTCATTGGAGACGTAAACTGGGTTATGGTAGCGTCTGCGTCAGTTCTCGCAGGATGCTTATCTATTTTGACAAGTATAGCCGGACTTCCGGAGATTAAAGAAGATGCTTGACATAAATAAACAAAAAATGTTGTATTCGCTTCCGAATGGAAGAGGACCCGTGTACGAATTGGACGAAAACGGGGACGTTAAATACATTGTCATTGATGGCGAACCCGTACCGGTTATTACAGGCGAAACAGAAACCGCATATAAAGAGCCGGTCAAATTTTTTGCGAATATAAGCAACAAGCTAAGCGAAGCGTTGATGAAAGAATTCGGGATAGACCAATCCACAAATTACGTGCAGATTGCGTCTGATAAAGGGAGGCTGCCTCTAACGGTTGGCAGCCTTGTTTGGAAAAAATCTTCTGTGGCGCATAAAAATCTTAGACCAGACCCAAAGTCCGCTGACTATAAAGTTATTGGAGTTGCAGACGAAGGATTGACGGTCGACTTGTTTTTGCTCCAAAAAAACGTTAAGTAGGTTTGACATGGCAAGACATAACATCACAATAGGGCTGTCCCCTAAATCGATTGATATTGCAATAAAAGAGCTCCGAAAATATAAGGAATATTTGCGAAAAAAAACAGATGAACTTGTAAAAGCATTGGCAGAGTCTGGAATACCAGTTATTGACGAAAACATGGGCGCGGCCAACTATACATATGACGAAAATGGGGTCAGAAGCGGTTCTGATACATCCCATTACAGTTATGTGAAAATGGAATCGTTCGGGGACGTCTCCCGTGCAAAACTTGTCGTAGAAGGAAAAGAACTTCTGTTTATCGAATTTGGGGCTGGCGTTTATTACAATGGGTCTGCAGGAGCAAGCCCACACCCTATAGGTCAGGAGTTCGGCTTTCTGATAGGCTCTTATGGCGCAGGACATGGACAGCGAAAAGTCTGGGGGTATTACGATGATGATGGTCAATTGGTGTTAACGCATGGCGTGGAAGCAACTATGCCCGTTTTAAAAGCGAGTCAGGAAATTATCGAAAACTATGTTTCGGTCGCAAGGAAGGTGTTTGGAAATGGATAATAACAACATGTGGGCAATGGATTTTGAAACCACAATATTTACCATGTTTTCATTCTTTCTGAGAAAGCACTTTTCTGAGAAATACCCAGACATGAACATTACACAGGACGAGGAACAAGACGGAAATCCGATTTTCCCTACAATTTTGCTTCGCCAGATGTCAATGTCGGAAACCGGAAAAGACATCGAAGGGACTTCGATCAATGCAATTCGCACAACAATGCAGGTAAATATTACGTACAAAGGGAAAAAGCAGAATTTGAAAGAACTTACTTCTTATTCTGTTTTATTTTTTAAAAAATATGGATTTGAAATATCGAACGTTTTTTACAGTGTTTCAAACGATATAAGAGCTTCCACTTTTCGAGCAAAAAGAATTGTTGGAGCAAGTGACATTTTGAATTAAGAGCTGAAAAGCTCTTATTTTTTTGACAAAAAGGAGGTAACTTATGGAAGCTGGAATTTCCACGCTTGGGATTACATTCGGTTACGGGACAGAGACGACAGCTGGTGAAAAGCCAACAACATTTACTCAGTTGCATCGAATAAATGCAATAGGCGGCATTACAATCGAAAACGAGCAGATTGATGCATCGGCTGTAGAAGACCTTGTATCGAGATACGTCAGAGGACGTGGCGATACAGGCGGTTCCTTCCCTGTGACTGTCAACTTTACATCAGAAACAAAAGGAGAATGGAGCAGCGTTATCACTGCTTACAATGCACTTAACGGCGGAAAACGCATGTGGTTCGAGACCATTATCCCAGGATTTGACGATGCGTTTTTTGTAGTTGCAGAACCGCCGACAGCTATTCCCGCTCCGGAGATTGCTCAGAACGAGCTGCTTACCGTGGAAATGGGATTGATAATTGAAGAGTACAAAGGAATGGAAACAAAGGTTGCATTCGCATAAGAACTTGACGGGGCAAGCGCCCCGTCTTTTTTTGAAAGGTAATAAAAAATGAAAACATTTAAAATTAACAACAAAATTTATTCACCAGTTCCGTTTGATTTCAATTTTATTTGCGATCTGGAAGACATGGGAGTCTCTCTTGAGAGAGCAGGTGAAAAACCTATGTCTATGTTAAGAGCATATTTCGCAAAGTGCACCGGAAGAGGTACGGAGTTCGCCGGAAAAGAAATGGAAGCCCATATGATTAACGGTGGAAGCCTTAAGGATATCATGGACGTTATGGCAGAGGAAATGAAAAAATCTGATTTTTTTCGCAGCCTCAGCCAGAGCCAGGAAACGAACGATCAGGCGGGCTAAATCAAAAATTTCAAAACGGGAAAAAGTACAATTCACAAAGAGAACGTTTTGAAAAAGAGTGGTTCCCAATAGCATACTCTATGGGCGTTTCCTGGAATGATTTTTGGAAAATGAACCCTAGAATTATCAAGGCTATCTCAAACGGGTACAACGAAAAACTAAAACGGCAGGACTACATGTTGTGGCTGAATAATCAGTACACATTGTCTGCTGTTTACACTGCCTTAGACCACTTGCTGAATGGGAAAAAGGCAAAATCGGAATATTTTAAAAGCCCAATAATAGAAGAGACTTTAAAAAGAAAACAACTAAACGAAGATGACTTGCAGAAGCAGCGAGAATTGTTTGTTGCAAAACTTGAAACAATGAAAGCGAACTTCGAAATTGCACACCCTGAAAAGAAACAGAAGTGAAGGTGGTGGTTTAAATGCCGAATGAAATAGATTCCTTGGAAGTATCAATTGAGTCCGACGCAAGCAAAGCAAATTCGGAAGTTGACAGTTTAATATCTAAGCTGCGGGATCTTTCTTCTGTTATTTCTAAAATTCGCGGTGATAAAGCTTTCGAAAGCATGAGAGACGGAGCAGAGGAAATTGCCGGAGAATTTAAAAAAGCCGCAAAACCAGTTGCAGAAGTGAAAACAGATATCAAAAAATTGGTATCTGAAATAAGCAAAAAAAGTATCGACATAAAACCAGAAGTTGACACGTCGAACGCAGAAGCAGAAACAAAAAAATGGCAGAATCAGCTTCGGAGTGCTCAAAATGCGCTGAACAGGATTCTTGCATCCTCAGACCCGGAAAAACAGTCTAAAGGAATTGAAAGATATACAATTCGAATCAACGAAGCGAAAAACGCACTGGAGCAGTTAAAAAACGTTTCCGCGAAACCGGCAGAATCAGATATGGATCATATTGATGCTGCAATCAAGCGCATGTACGAAAGGCAAAAAGCGGAATCGAAACCAAACAAGGAATGGGAAAACGGACGCGTTGAGCCACTCGGATCCATGAAACATGAAGGAGCTCCTATACCCGATTTCCTTAAAAGCAACGACATAAAAGAAGCGGCAGAGGAACTTTCCGATTTCGAAAAAACGTTGGAAAGTGTGCAGGCACTAGAGTTCAAAGGCAGCGGATTTTTCGAAATGGAAAAATGGGTAAGCGATCTGCAAAGTAGGCTTGAACAGCTCCTGAACAAGCAGGAAAAGCTTCAAGATTTGGGGGCAAATGTAGATACGCAAAGGCTGCAAAGCATCGCATACGATATCGAGCAAATATCAAAGACGTTGGATGTATACGAAGGAAAGGTAGAATCCGCAAGGAAAGCAGGGCAGCTTGATATTAAGGTTCCCAAAATTGATGCAGACGTAAAAGATTCAAACATTAAGTCGGTAAGAGAAAAAATAACAAGCGCTCTTTCCGGTGCAAAAATTGTTATTTCCACAGATGGAATGAATGAAATCCAAAAAGAACTTGATAAGGTAAAACGAAAATACGACGACATTGCAAAATCAATGTCCGTAAAATCTTCTATTACTCCATTTTACGGAGCAACTGTTGATTTCAAGAAAAGGCAGGCAGAATTAGCTGCATTACGACAGGAATACCAAGATCTTATCAATAAGCAGAAAGAACTATCACTGTCTGGCGGATTTCAGCTTAATTTTAAAGGGCTTTCTGATGGTGCAAAAACACTTGGCAAAAATATTACTCCTGTTGCTTCTGCGTTGTCCAAGGCTAACAAGCATTTAAGTTCTTTCACTAGAAAAGTTGCATCCACTCTGGCACCGACGAAAAAACTGAAATCTGCGATGGGCGGTCTTGATCTGTCGAGCGCAGGACTTGCAAAAAGCCTATTGCGGACGAGCAAGATGCTGAAATTGATGGTCGTCCGAATGGCGTTGCGTGGAGTTATCGACGGTGTAAAACAGGGAATGGTTGGTCTGTCCCAGTACAGCAACGAGACAAATAAGAGTCTGTCTCTTTTGATGAGCTCATTGAAACAACTAAGCGCATCTTTTGCAGCGGCCGTGTCTCCAATTATAAACGCATTTGCTCCGGCATTGGACTTTATTATCCAGAAAATCATCGCTGTTGTAAATATGATAAATCAGCTTTTTTCTGCGCTGACTGGCAAAAATACGTTTATATACGCAAAGAAGCAGGCAGATGATTTTGCAACAGCTGTCGGCGGGGCGAACAAGAATGCCAAAAAGCTGAATCAGACGCTTCTTGGAATTGATGAATTAAATATAAACAATCCAGACAAAAACAGCGGCGGTAGTTCCGGAAGTGGGATAACTGGAAGCGACTTTGAAGAAAAACCAATTGAAAACAAGTACAAAGACCTGGCGGACAAGATCAAAGATTTCTTTTCAAAATTATTTGCGCCTCTGAAAGAAGCATGGAACCGGGAAGGCCAGTTTGTAATGGACTCTTGGAAGTATGCACTGGATGAGGTAAAAAAGCTTGTGCAAGACATTGGGCGGGACTTCCTGATTATGTGGAATCAGGAAGAGACGATCGCGATGCTTGCGGACATCCTGCATATCATTGGGGATATCGGGCTGGTGGTAGGAAACCTGGCGAAAAACTTCCGCGAAGCGTGGAACGCAAATGATGCAGGACTGCGGACATTGGAAAACATCCGCGATATTTTTGCGGTAATTATTTACAATATCCGGCAGGCTGCAGATGCTACCGTGGAATGGTCGGCAGGTTTGAACTTTAAGCCATTGATGGAGATGATCGCGCAGTATACGCAGTCTCTGATTCCGGTGTTTGATGCGCTGTCCGGCGTGATGTCAGATTTTTATGCACAGGTGCTTTTGCCGCTTGGAAAATGGACAATCGAAAGCGGACTGCCTGAACTGTTGGATATTTTAAAACAGTTCAACGAAAGCATAGACTGGTCAGCAATTCGCCAGGAGCTTTCCGATTTGTGGTTGCATCTGGAGCCGTTCGCAGAAACAGTAGGTCAGGGATTGCTTGACTTTATCCGCGATCTATCCGAGAAAATATCGTCTTTTGCAAACAGTGAAGTTTTTTTGAGCGTACTCGATGAAATAAAGAAGTGGCTGAACAGCGTAAAACCAGAGGGAGTAACAAATGCACTGAAAGATCTGGCAAAAGCCCTTGTTGCGTTCAAGGTTGCAGCTGTCGCAGTTGATATCGCATTAAAAGGGACGATGATTGTACAGACTCTTACAAAAATAGGAGCAGCATTCGAATCATTGCGTCTTTTTGTTCAGAATTTTATTGCGTTCTTTACCGGAATACCATGGCTGGCAATCTTTCAAAGCATGAATCCGGCAATGCAAGCGGAGTTGTTTTTTAGACTGGAAGACAAAATCGCAGGAACATTTCTTGATCCGTTTTCGTGGGATAACGTAATCGGAGACTTGCTACGCGGGATTGGAAATGCACTTGGATTGCTTGCGGACGGAATCATCGAGCTGCTGAGCGAACCGCTCGAAGTGGGCAAGAGAGCGATTGAATCCATTTTTGACATAAGCTGGGTGCAGGAACTATTTGAAAAGTGCCTTGAAAATTTCAGGAGTGCATTCAAAGGAGAAGAGATCGGTAAAAATATAGCCGAAGGATTTTTCAATGGTATTTCTGCTGCTTTTGGGCTTTTACTTGCACCGATTGTCAATATTTTCAGCGATATCGTCGAGGCGGTTTGCGAGCTTTTAGGTATCCATTCTCCGAGTACGGTTTTTGCAGAGATCGGCGAAAATGTTATTGCTGGCTTACTGCTGGGAATCAGCGAGTTTTGGAATACGATAATTGAATTTTTCACAAATTCTTTTGCCGGGCTAATAGCTTTATTTTCAAACAGTTGGCTATCTATTCAGGAAGGTGTAACAAATGTTTGGAATAACATTACGTCATTCTTGACAAAAACGTGGACGAACATTTCTACTACTGCAAGCGCGATTTGGAATGCGATAAAGCTTTTTTTGATTACCACATGGACAAATATAAAAACAACTGCTATCGAAATATGGACAACCATAAAAGATAAGATTGTTGAAATCTGGAATAAGGTAAAAGAAAAAGCGGAAGAAATATGGGATAAAGTAAAAGAAGTAGTAAAGGAAAAATTTGACAAAATCAAAGAAAAATCCGATGAACTGATCGAAAAGTTTCGGAATTTAAAGGAAGAAGTAAAGGAAAAATTCGAGAGTGTAAAAGAAATCATCAACAACACGATCGGATCCGCGATTGACAAGCTTGCAGGATTTATCGATAAGCTGAGGGAAGCTGGTCAAGCTGTCAAGGATTTCCTCGAGAGTGGGTATGAAAAAGTAAGCGGAATAATTGGTAGTATTGGCGGAGCACTCGGAATATCTGCGCACTCTGACGATGCAGCATCCAACCCAGTCGCTTTCAGCATTCCCGCATACGCGGTCGGAGGATTCCCTGAAGATGGATTGTTTTATGCGAATCATAATGAACTTGTTGGCTCGTTTGGAAACGGGAAAACTGCCGTAGCAAATAACGATCAGATAATCGAAGGCATCCGAAGCGGCGTTGAATCTGCTGTAGAAAACGTCCTTGCGCCGTATCTGGAACAGATTGTGCAGAATACGAGAGAAACAGCAGAAAAAGAAAGCAGTATAAGCATTGATGGCAGAGAACTTATAACCGCCATAGATGCGAGAAGCAAAAGGAACGGATATTCGTTCACGTAAGATTAAGGCGGCAAGATTGCCGCCTTTTTGCGAGGTGATTTTATGGCAATGTCCTCATTTTTAAATGTAAACGGATACGACCTTCCGTGCCCAGCAGCCGGATTTTCGTGGACGATATCGACTACGGTAAATGCAGGGCGCAACGTGAACAACGCAGTTGTTGGACAAAGGGTAGGACGCGATCTGTACAAGCTGGAAAATCTTAAGTGGGTTGGGTTGTATCCGGAACAAAGAGCCCTCATTTTGAAAGCCGTGAAAGATTATTTCGTACCCGTAACTTTTGAAGATATGGAGAATCCAGGGAAAACAATAACCGTTACCATGTACCCGGGAGACAGGAAGGGAGTTCCGCTATTCGCGGACAAATTAACACACATGATTACAAGAGACGAAACCCTTTCTTTCAATTTAATTGATTGCGGATGGTAGGTGATTAAATGCAGAACGCAAGCAAAGCTTATAAGCAGTCAATAAAGGGCATAGGACGCAACAGGGAGTACATTAAGGCGACGATAGGCGTCATAAATTCAGAAGCACAGAAAAACGTTGCGTTGGACGACGTTACAGAAGTCACATATTTTTCGAATAAAAGGAAACCATTCGATCATTATACTGTAGACAACGTGTATGCTACCCAGGAGGAAGATTTTACAAAAATCGACGGTAGCATGTACTTCTTGCCAAAAGAAAACTCAGGCTATGAATTTTATAATAACGGAATCGTTTCTTTAAACATTTTGGGCGCGATAAAAATTTCTTTCAAAGGCGCTACCGGGCTCGATATAAAAGGTTTAACGATAAACTTCGGAGAGTACTTCCCGGTAGAGTTTACCGTAGAAAATGACAACATATCTCACCATTACACGAATAACGATAAAGCTTACTGGTCAACAGAAGATTCGTTTGATGGAACATCTTACTTTATCATTACTCCAATAAAAATGATAAATGGAAATGGACGATTAAGAATAGAACAGTTTTTCTGCGGAATCGTAAATGCTTTTGGGAACAATGAAGTTATAAGTTATTCCGGTAAGGAATATGTATCTTCTATCACGGACACAATCCCCAGTAATGATGTGACACTTACGGTAAACAATCGAAGCCAATACTATAACCCAGATAATCCGGAAAGCGCCCTTGCCTACATGGAAGTAGGGCAGGAGATAAAAGTACAATTCGGATATGATGTTGACGGTCTTGGAAACATCGAATGGATCCCAGAGCAGACGACATACCTAAAATCTTGGTCTACGACAGATACAGAGGCAAAGTTCGTTTCTACAGATAGATTTGACTATATGACGGGAACATATCGAAGAGGACTGTACAAGGAAGAAGGGATTAGCCTTTACGATCTTGCTGTTGACGTTCTTAATGACGCTGGCATAACGGACGAACGAGAGTTTTTTATCGACCCGTACCTAAAGAACGTTATTGTAAAGAATCCAGTTCCGGTGTTGAAGCACAGCGAAGCCTTGCAGGTTATAGCAAATGCCGGAAGATGCACTCTCTATGAGGACAGAAACAGCAGGATACATATGCAATCTTCGTTTATCCCTGACATGGTAGCAAGTTCAAAAAACCAGACTGATTACAGCCATGTGGAGAATATATTAAGCCCATCTAAAAAAGATGCTTATGCGATATACAGCAATGATTTTTCTATTGTTGACGGAAGTGTTCTTTTCCTTGATTCAAATGATATAAGCAAAAACACTGGTTATATAAGCAATTCTGTCTCGAACGAATACGGGTTATTTGAGGAAAACCCATCAATCACGATTGAACTGGAAGCTGGGTATGTTGCTTATGGTCTTACAATCCGTTTTCGCAATGTAGCTCCAGAAGAATTTGACATCGAAACATATTATAACGGAGAAGTTGTAGAAAGCAGACATGTGTCAGACGTGCCAAAAAATGATTGGTCAACAAATGAGCAATTCGCACTTTTTGACAGGATGCAGATCACCTTTACCAGATCCTATCCGAACAGCAGAATAACGATTGATAACGTCACGTTTGGAGATATAACAGATTACCACATCGAGAGAAATGACATAACATCATCTGTAACAGCAACGAGGCAAAATAAAATAAAGTCAATCTCAGTTCTAATGACAGAATATCGGAAAACATCAGAGAAAAAAGCATTATTTTCCCAAGAAACAGTGCTGAATGTTACAGATACAACAAGGACGGTATATTTTAATAACGCAAGCTACGGATTTACCGTAGAGGTTGAAAGCGCAGATATCGCAGCAGAAGTGACTGAAAGTGGAAGCTATTATGCGGTCTTGTCATTTGCTGGCGTTAGCAAAGAAGCAACCATTAAATACACTGTATCCGGTTACGAATTTGCAACAGAAGAGATCCCGTACCATGTAAAGCACAATGACACTGGAGAAGAAAAAACATGGAAAAATCCTCTTGTAAGTGACGCGACGCACGCAAAAGCGCTGGAGCGATGGCTCGCCTCGTATTTCCTTGGAGATGTCGACTATAAAATACCGTGGCGCGGAGACCCAAGAACGGACGCAAATGACGTATTTTACCTAGAACTCGCGAATGGAAGCGAAACAGAAATAAGGACATACCAAAACGAGCTTAAATTCAGCGGATCGCTGAGCGGAACTATGAGAGCTAGAAAGGCGGTGATTTAATTGCCTGACGAAATTACAGAGTTGATACCTCCGAAAACGGATTGGTTATCTTCGGACAGGTTTAATATCGAGGACTACAACCGAATCAGGAACAATATTTTGTATATACACGGTATCGCTAATCAGGTCTATCCGTCGTTTGAGCTCGAAAGTATGGGAGAGATCAAAAACTCTTACGAGGGATACTGGACGGCGAATGAATTCAATGCAATCGAGAGCAACGTATCCGCAATCAACGATCATATCTTGTCGAAAGATTACGGAGTTTCTCAGCGATTTTTCCCAAACGGAGCTTTTATAAAATGGGATGAACTAAACAGAATTGAATCTGCAATATCGTCTATGAACGCTATTTTAGCAAGGCAAAAAGGAAGCATACCACGGCTGCAGTTCAGACTTGGAAACTACAAATCCATTAAAATTTAATCATGTGGAGGCACTTATGTATTTAAAGTTTTTAAACAGTAAAAAGGCGATAGAATGCTCTGTTATTACGTGCGGAGACAACGTCGTTACGATTCTGCCAAAAACCAAAATATCGGTAAACACAACTGGATTTGACCTGTATTTAGACAAAGACTGCGAAAAAAACATAGGTGGAGATTATTACCATGGTTTCACTACAGTCTACAGGAACGATTCGGAAACAAAAAAATACAATGGATATCAGCTTTCAAATGACGGGAGTGTTTACGAAAAAGAAAAGCACACAGTTCTGTTTTGTGCCGGCGCAAATGGTCATCTTTCCGGGAACTTGGAAATAAAGGCAGATGACTATAGCAGCCTGATTGTTCCGGAAGCTTCTGGCGAAGAAGGATACAAATTTTCTGGATGGATTCCGGAAATACCAAAAGACGGAGGTATAAAGGAAGATATTACGTTTACTGCTATTTTTTGCGAAAAGCCAACAGTAACTTTCAAATCCTCAGAAAATGGTGGAATTATCGGAAACAGTGTGCAAAAAGTTGACCGTTACGAAGATTTAAAGATTCCCGATGTTTCTCCGATTTCTGGTTACGAGTTTGCCGGGTGGCTTCCTGAAATTCCGGCGTCTGGCGACATAGACACAAACAAAAAGTTCACAGCAAAAATACGAAAAATATTTGTTCCTACAATCAGGTTTACTGTGTCAGATAAAGGTACAATTTCCGGAGATGCGGAGCAGCACGAAACTTCTTATGAAAACATAATTGTTCCCAGCGTGGAAACAGAAGAAAATTACAGGTTTACCGGCTGGGTTCCGGAGGTTCCAAAAAGCGGAAGCATCGAATCTGACGTAACATTTGCAGCAAACATAGAATATGTCCCTACGCTGGATGATGCAAAGGAAGAAAAAATTCTGTCATTAAATTCCGAGCAGCAGTCCACCATTGCAGAAGGGTTTGACATCACTCTTACGAACGGAACTGTAGAACATTTTACGTTGACAGAGCGAGACCAGACAAGCCTTGTCGGATTACAGACGCTTGTTATGTCAGGAGCCGAGTCTATACCGTGGCACACATCGGATCATTCCGAGCACTGCCGCTATTATTCGAACGCGGACATGTCTCTGATTGTGAGCAAGGCATTACAGTTCGTCACATATCACGTTACATATTTTAGAGACCTGAGAATATATGTAAACAGTATGGTAGACAAAGAGAGTGTAAACGCTGCTTATTACGGCATGTACGTACCGGAGGAATATCAATCCGAGGTATTAAAGGACATTTACAAGCAGTCGAACTAAAACGTTGGAGGAATCGAAATGGCAAAAAGAACGCTGGCGACAGATTTTAAGGACGATATACTTGCCGAAAGCATGGATGGGAAGAGAAGATATAGACTTGTTGCGAATGGAGACGGAACGTATTGCCTCGAGGACGCAAGCGTTTACGAACAAACTGGCAGTATCTACGGCGCGAAACAGGTAAACGAAGCAAACGAAGCAATAAACAGCTCCGCGGACGCTACAAAAATAATTGACGACATCGATGCTGTTTTAGCAAACACGGTCGGCGGGTACATGGCAGGAGCCATGGCAGTCAGAGGTCTTGATGGAAAATTAAAAACTGTCGCAAAAACAGGAAGTTACAATGATCTTACGGACAAGCCCAAAATTCCATCAGGCGCAGCAGCAGATTATGCTGTTGCTGATAATGACACAACAAACAGTGCCGCAAGCCTTGTTACGGCAAGAGTTGCATACGAACATGGAATAGAAATTGACGGTCTTTCGGAAACAATCGAAAAAAGATTCCCGGCTGGAAGCGGAATAGAATGGGACGGAACAAACTTTTACGGTACAACCACGGACGGCGTAAAAAAAAAATTGGGTAATCCAGATTTTAAAGCATTAGACTGTGGTTTAGTTTCGTGGAAAGAAAACGAATTTGGGCAATGGCATCATGGGTACCATTTCACAAAAGTGTCTGAAATTCCTGATTTCGGGGCTATGGTACACGGAAAAGATTTTTTTATCGAAGTGTATAACGGAGGAACCGAGCAAGAACATGTTAGTATTGGAATTGGATATGTGCGCCATAACAATTCCGAGCTTGTTATGACTTCCGCAAATGGGTTAAACTCTTTGGCGCTAAAGGTCTACTATGCAGTAAAATAGGAACATTTTAATAACACAAAGGAGTCTTTGCAATGAATCTTCTTAATAAAACTTGCAAAATTTTTACACTATTCTTCTTCGGCGGAATAACGTACAATACTCTCGAGCGTATGGCAAGAGGGCACACACACTGGACGATGTTTATCGTCGGCGGGTTGTGTTTTTGCATGATCGGACTGATAAACGAAGTTATTCCATGGGAAATGGCATTCTGGAAACAGTGTGTCATAGGTGGCTGCATTGTAACTGCGGTGGAGTTTATATCTGGATGCATAATAAACATTTGGCTCGGCTGGCATGTTTGGGATTACTCAAACATGCCTTTTAACATTTTGGGGCAAATATGCCTACCGTTTTCGCTCCTATGGTGCGTCGTATCGGCGGTTGCAATTGTGTGTGATGACTATTTAAGGTACTGGTTTTTTAATGAGGAAAAGCCAGTGTACAAGCTATTTTGAAAGGAATATAAAAGCTATGGTAGAAATTTTAAAGCTGATCGGAATCCTTGGTATAGCGGTGCTTTGCAATATCCTTGGCGGATTATATGTAAACATCGGACTTAATGACGGTCAATTCGATACAAAAAAGCTTCTGTACGGGCTTGCAAAGGCAGCTTGTGTAGCCGCAATGTTTATCGGTCTTGCCTACACGATCGAGCAGATTCCGAGTCTGTCAGACACTCTTGGTATGGAACCAAAAGCCACACTGATTGCTGCTATCGGCGTTTACTCCGGTAAGGTTGTAAAGCACTTGTCCAGCATTTTCGGAAGCGATGCGATTAAAAAAGCAGAGAAAACAACCGAAACAGAAGAGCTGGAAGAATACCAGGATATGTGAGGTGCAATAAAATGAAAGTAGAAGAATTTTTATCTACGGTCGCGTATGAAATTGTAAGCTCCTGCAATGCCGTGAACCTGCTTCCGTCCCCGTCAATCGCGCAGGCAATAATTGAAAGCAAATACGGAACGAGTCAGCTTGCAACGGAAGGCAATGCGCTTTTTGGAATTAAAGCGGACAGCAGGTGGAGTGGTAAAGTTTGCCAGAAGCTTACAAAAGAGTACGTAAATGGCAAATATATCGACGTTATGGCCTCGTTTCGCGCCTATGACAGCTGGAACGATTCCATAAAAGACCACGCGGATTTTCTCGTACAGAATAAGCGCTACGCAAACCTGATTGGTCAGAGGGATTACAAAACGTATTGCAAGCTTATAAAAGCGGACGGATACGCGACATCCGCTACTTACGCGGAAACGCTTGCAAACTGTATCGAGGCATACAACCTGACAAAGTATGATTCTACAACCGGATCGGATGTAGCGGAAACACCCACGGTACAAATAAGGAGTTTCAACATCCACGCGGGGCACAATCCATCCGGGATGCCGGCAGCTGGCTCTGTTGGATATTTAATCGAATCAGACGAAAACCGGAATGTTTGCAATGCTCTGATCGGTAAAATCCGTTCCGCGGGGCATACGGTTTACGATTGCACATGCAATAACGGGTCGAACCAGAAGGACATTTTGCAAAAGATTGTATCGAAGTGCAATGAGCACGCGGTTGATCTTGATATCTCGATACATTTTAACGCTTTGTCCAAAGAGACTGCATCCGACGGCAGGACAAGAGGTGTGGAGGTATGGATCCACCCAAACAACAAGGGAACAGGAATCGAAAGCTATGCGCAGAAAATATGTAACAGTGTCGCGTCCCTTGGGTTTACAAATCGAGGTGTCAAGTATAGCAACGGTTTATATGTCTTAAAAAATACCAAAGCGCCAGCTATGCTGATTGAATGCTGCTTTGTGGATGATCTGGACGACTACGCACTGTATGACTGTGAAAAGATGGTGCAGGCAATCTACGACGGTTTGGAGATCAAACCCGTGAATGCGACCGGAGAAGCAGGAAAAGATGAGCCGGAAACGAAAACCCTGTATTATGTCATTGCCGGGGTATATTCTTCCGAACAAAACGCAACTGCTTTTGCAAATATGCTTGCTGAAAAGGGATACCTGATGAATACGGAAGGGCATCTCATGAAAGGAATAAAGACACAGATCAAGGAAATTTAGGGGCTTATTGCAAGCCCCTTTATTTTTTTGCCAGAAAACGCTGTATTCGACATTTTTTACGCTTCCGGTGCAGTATGATACAGACAGCCTTAACAAATGGCATACGAGTTCTGGCGGCAGGGCGGTGTCTTGGCATTGCATCGCCCTACAAAATACTTTACAAAATAGAACGCACGTTCTATAATGATTTTATCGCTACTGAGTGCGGAAGTGATTGGAGGGGGTATTGGTGAATGAAAAAGAAGTTTACAGGGAACGCATTATTGAGATGGTAAAGAAAGCGGAAAATAACGACATGCTGAAATTCCTGTATATTGTAATTTCTGATTTGGAAGGAATAGCAGATAGTAAAAGGGAGTGATGATAAACATGGATTGCGAAAATAAGCCGAAGTTTCGGTTTCCCACAATTTTCAGAAAGAAGCATAAGAGCTCCGAAATCGACACAAGCATTGAAGGATTCAGATATGTCGGAATCAATCTGACAAAAGAACAATACCAGGATCTTGTTGCGCTTAATATATCGTTAATAAGCGGCGAGAGAGATTATATCCCTGTTTTTAACATGATGATTCTGCTGAAAATTTTAGGATTACTTCCACCCGAAATGATATGTGATGTAGGCGAGAGCAATACCAGCAACGATAGTGGCGATGATTTCCGCAATGAATTTCAGAGAAAGTTTGGAAAATGCAGAGAGTGATTTCTTGGCTTTTGACCTTCTGGTCAAATCGTCATAGGCACTTAAACCTAAAGAAGTTACTTCAATGTCTCCAAGAGTTGAGGATATATAACCATTTGTATTCAATTTTTTAATAAAATTTGACAAGGTAATACCGTCAATTTCTAGCTTGTTCATCACATCTGTATGATAGGCAAGACCGTTTGGCTTTCTGCATTCTACAATAGCTTTTAAAACATCATCTGATGTAATCATATTTACACCTCACTAAGCATGTTTATCGTTTCGATAACATGCTTTTTCTTTTCGTCTGAAAGTTCAAAATATTTTCTCAATGCTTTAGCCATCTCTGGGTCTTGAACCAATTTCCCTACTAACTTTGCGGTTTCTGCTGACAAGTCTACCTTGGGTTCTTCCCCGGTAAGAAGATAATCTGTGCTCACATTGAGAAAAGCTGCTATTTCTTTAATTCTACTACTTGGAATATCTTTTGCTTTTGCTAGAGAACCATTACTGTATTTTAACGTTTGTTCAAGTGTAGTGATGCTGATGCCCTTCTTTTCTCTGCATAGTGTTTTTATGCGTTCCAGTACTGTCATATAATCGCCTCTTAAAACTAGAAGAAAATCTACAAAAATGCTTGACAAACTAGAACATAATCTATATACTATCCTTATCGACTAGAAAATGTTCTATAAAAGAAATAGTAAATAGAAGATGTTCTTGTTATGTGTGGTAGCTTAATTTTAGAATATATTCTAATAAATGTCAATAGAACATTATCTAAATAAAGAAAAGAAAGGAGGATTGGATATGATTTATGACAAAGTGATTGAATATTGCGAGAAAAACAAGTTGTCCATAGCGGCATTTGAGAAAAATTGCCGAATTGGAAATGGCACAATCGGAAGATGGAAAAATAATTCTTCGCTTCCTGCCATGTCAACATTACAGAAGATGGAAATTGCCACAGGAGTTCCAATTAGAAAATGGATTGAGTAGGAGGTGAAAGAAATGCGTTCGATAGTACATATTGGAAATTCGGATATTTCCGTAAAAGAGTACAACGGTCATCGAGTAGTTACATTTAAAGACATCGACATGGTACATGGCAGACAAGAAGGAACGGCGAGAAAGAGATTTGCTGACAACAGAAATCACTTTATTGAAGGTGAAGATTTCTTCATTTTAAAGCCGTCAGACCTTGAAAATGCTTGGATGTCCGAAAAACGGACATCCGGAATTGATGAAGTAAATCCAAGGGGAACAGCCTTTATCACAGAGCAAGGATATCTGATGCTGGTAAAGTCTTTCACGGACGATCTGGCATGGGACGTTCAGAGACAGTTGGTGAATGGATATTTCAAGACAAGAGAAAAAGTGAACAAAGCATTATCACCGGAGCTTCAGATGTTACAGGGGCTGCTGTCACAGATGGTTGAAAAAGAGCTTGCTGATAAGGAACGTGACCGGCAGATTGCCATTGCCCAGGAAACCGCTGACAAGGCAGTTGCAACAACGGAGAGCATTAAAGAAGCTGTGAAACCAGTATTCGATAACTGGCGGTCGGAAATCAATCTGAAATTTAATCGAATCCAGAAAAATGCTGGAGCAGAGTTCAGAATGCTCCGGTCAGAAATGTATCTGGAACTGGAACGGAGAGCCGGATGCGATCTGAATACCAGATTGAGAAACAAGCGTAATCGCATGGTGGAAGATGGATGCACAAAGACAAAAGTCAGCGCACTGAACAAAATGGATGTCATTGAAGATGATAAAAAGTTGCGTGAAATTTTCTCAAAAATCGTGACTGAATATGAAATCAGATATTGTGCGTAAATTGTATCGGAAAGGAGATGAAGATGTGAACATAGAAAACGAAATTCACAAAACTTGTGAAGAAGTAGCGGAAAATTGTAAAAAGGCAAACACCATGTCGAACATAGCGATTGCCTGTGGGATTCTTTCGATATTGGTCAATTTAGTAGCTGGATTAGATAAGATAGAATCTTTTGCCCGTTATGTACAATCGTGTCTACATTGATAACGAGAGAGAATCAATGATGAAACTGATACTTCAAAAGCAACCGGAATTACTGTTTCTGAATTGGTTAGTAACTGAGGCAGGAAAAGCCGAAAAATCCATTAAAAAGATAGTCGCTAAATTGAATTGGAAAGGAGAATTTAATTGCAAAAAATCGAGATTCGTCAAGTAGATGGCGAACATGGGATTTTTACAGAAGTCCTGATTGACGGCCATAAAATTGACGGTGTGAGAAGGTTTACGCTGAATCAGGGAGTTGGTGATGGTATTCCTACCCTGACACTTGACTTGAATGCCCTTAATTTTGAAACTGACATGAGGATGGTACGGATTATGCAGGAAGGGCTAGGCGAGATTGAAAGTATCAAATTCAAAAACTGAATAGGCTCTCATATTTCAGAGAGACTATGGAAAGCAGGTGAAGAAATGCAGGAACATATCAAAAAACTTTCAGATTATATTATGGAAGATATTGCAGCAGTAAGAAACCGTGAACAAAAGCCAGATGAAAGACTTGGCATTGAAGTAATGGCATTGAATGCGCTGTGTAATGCCGATAGGGCATTGAAAGTAAGTGCCAATCTTAACGACTGACACTTACATAGGATGAATTAGATTTTCTTCCAATAGGTACAGCCACAAACGGGGTAAAAGATAGAGAGATTATACCATGAAAGAATCCACATGAAAATGAATAGAAAGGAGAATAGATAATGCAGAATCAGAGATACAGCGTTGTAGACTCAAACGGCAAGGCTACTTTGGTAAAAAAGGCTGACACACGCTATGTTGGAATCGACGAAATGGCGCAGCATGTAGCAATGGATGTTCTGGAAGCTTATCAGAGCATTGTGAATGGCGATAAAAAAATTGATGAAACAAACATCGATCTGTCTATCAAAGTCCTTACCGCCATTGCTCCGGTAGTCGGAACATTTAGAAGTTCTTCCGGTTACGGAAAGGATTAGACACAGCCTCAACCTTTGCTAATTGCGGTTCTTCTGGAATTGCTTCAATGGTTTCTGAGTAGTATTGGTCGTACAGCTTTCTGAAATCATCAAAGCCTTGGTTAAATCCGCAAGTTCTCGCAATAGCATAAGCAGATGCGTATTCTTTAGAATCCAATTCAATTCACCTCCTTATAAAAAGATAAGGAGAGTATACCACGAAAGAAGGTGAGAGAAAATGAACGAATTGCAGATTTTTAATTCATCAGAGTTTGGAGAAATCCGAACAGCAGTAATAAATGATAATCCGATGTTTTGCTTGGCTGATGTGTGCAAAATATTGGAAATTAAGAATGTTTCTGATTGCAGAAGCAGGTTGAATGAAGCCGGGGTCGTTAGTGCCGAGGTAGGGGTATTGACAGGATATAAGGCTGATGGCACACCGGCAATTCAAAAAGTAAAGATGAATTTTGTCAACGAAAGCAACCTGTATAAGACCATCTTCCAGAGCCGGAAAGAATCGGCGGAACGGTTTACGGAATGGGTAACATCCGAAGTGCTCCCGTCCATTAGAAAGAACGGCGGATATATTTACGGTCAAGAGAACCTAACAGATGATGAACTTCTTGAAAAAGCAATTATTGTGGCACAGAAGAAGATTGCGGAACGAGATAAACAGATTCAAGCACTTGAAACAGAGGTCGTGGAAATGAATAACACCATTTCAGAAATGCAGCCGAAAGTTAATTATGTTGACTTGATTTTGAAGAGCAAGTCAACAGTTCTCGTGACACAGATTGCACAGGACTATGGAATGTCTGCGAAATCTTTCAACAAGGTGCTGAAAGATTTAGGGGTTCAGCATAAAGTCGGCGGTCAGTGGATTTTATACCGGCAATATCAAGGACTTGGATATGTCCACAGCAGAACGATTGATATTACCAGATCAAGCGGGCAGGCAGATGTTGTAATGCAGACAGAGTGGACACAGAAAGGAAGATTGTTCTTGTACGACTTGCTAAAAATGAACGGAATATATCCGCTAATTGAAATGCAATGAAGATCAGAAAGTGAGAAAAAAAATGAGCGAAGTCAAAGGATATAAGGTTTTTAGACCTGACTGGACTTGTTCTCCGGGTGGTAACACCAAACAGTATACTTGCCCGGGAAAGTTTGAGGAAGAAGGGGAGCTTGGTGTTTGCGGTCATGGGATGCACTTCTGTCAGACCGCCGCTGACTGCTTCAATTATTATGATTTTGACAGCAACAACAAGGTTGCAGAAGTCATTGCCTATGGTGAAGTGCTGACAGAAGGTGACAAGTCTTGCACTGATAAACTGGAAATCGTGCGTGAAATCCCGTGGGATGAAGTCTTGCGGATCGTCAACCTTGGAAAGAATTGCACGGGTTGCTGGAACACCGGGAACAGGAACACCGGGAACAGGA